TCTTAACACGACCCTCATAACCATATGGGGGTGAAGCATCAATCACAGTAGCAACAAACCACCTTGTATTGTCACCATAAAATTCTGATAGAATAGGATTCATTATGGAAGTTTCTCCAGTTTACAAACGTTCATCGACACAGTGTGTTGTGTCCCTTGGAATGTATGTCTTGTGTCATAGATAATAAAATCACCAGACTTCGCCTTATCGTATAATTCTTCTGGTGCGGTTTTTTTAGAAACTTCAATGTTGTCATTCACAATCAGTAGGTTCACGACATCACCGACACTCGCTTTTGATATTATAAATCCAGCGCCTTCGACCACAACGTTCAACATATTCTTATAGAGGTGGCTTAGTACAGATCGTCTTTCTAATTTCTTTTTGAATTTAGTTCCATCATACTCATCGTGGTAAGACTTGAATCTGCCATAAGTCCCCGAAGATGTGATAGTATGATAGATATGAGAACTGTGTTCGTCTACTTTCTTCTCACCAATCTTAAACTGGGTGTCGAATACATTTTGATTTTTGTCGATCAGATTATGTTTTTCTAGATTATCTAGAACATTTCTTACCGAGTGTTTAGTCTTAAATATTCTACCAGTATTCAGATTAGTATTCTGCATGGTAGAAGTGACCGCACCTTGTTGAATCAGATTAAGAGTATTCGCTTGTTTTGATACCTTGAGTGCCTTAATAGTGAAAGTCTTCTCCAACTCTGTCTGATCTTCTGCACCAGCAATGTTTGCTGGATTATATACATAAGGTATCTTTGAGTTAAATGCTTTTTGTGATAACATGACATCCAGATTACCCAAACGTAGATTGGTATCATGCATTGATGCATAGGTAAAAAATGGTGACCCTGTGACTGTAGTCGCACGTTTGGTTAACCAGTCTATAGCATCAATTGGAGTCAAGTTGGGTATGATACCCTTCATATTCGACTGTAGAGGAAGATTTCTTTTACCATCGGCTGAGAATAGATATGATAGGTCAATGTCCTGATTCATCTCTGTTGCAAGTAACTTGGTAATAATTTCATCAATACGACCATTAAATGATTTACTGATCTTCTTGAGTGACGAAAGCACTGCGTGTTCGTCCATCAAAGTGAAGAAATAAACACTAGACTTACCATTTGCATTTGACTTGACAGAACGTTCAATTCCTGTCATAATGAAAGTTCGTTCCATAACAACATCAAGATCGTTATCCACCGATGCCATCTTAATACTCAGTCTCTCGGTTCCTTGAAATGATATTGAATCGAATAATGCTTTATCATCAAGAATAAGTACCTGACCACTGAGGTAAGGTTTATCCAAACTTTCGAATAGACTAAGTTCTACAACAGAAGTCCTTACGTCAATAGCAGATACATCACCACCACCAAAACGATCAGCAGTAAGTAAAGCTTCAGTAATCTTATATTGTTGAGACTGTGTAGTCTTCATTAAACACCAACACCTTTATGGAAATTATTAAACTCTGAAACTACCTTATCGATCACTTCTGGTTTCAATACTATAATCTCTTTCAACTCGTAGTATTTTTTTTCTAAACGATCTTTATATGTAATTGGTATAAGTTGTCCAGTGTTGCCGAAGTCGTATAGTGGAACATCTTGATAAAGACCATCGGTATCTTCGTAGTGATGAACTGCGTTATATTGTTCCGATTCTTTGATCAATGTTGCAGTGAAAGTCTCACCTTCAGCTGAGGTGTAAATTAAGTTCTCGTCTTGTCCAAAGTTTACTAGATTGGGTAGTTTACCAAAGTAGGCGTTTGGCGTAAGGGAGGTATCGATTACTAGTTGTCCGAGGTCGGGAATACGTCTAACCACACGACCTACTGTACTACTCTGTGTACCACTCACAATCTGTCCGACAGGAAAGGAATTTGATATGTCGGTGTTGGTAGTCACGATGCGGTACGGATATTTTTCTTTTGCAACATCTAACAACTTATGTGATTCTATAGGCCAACCCGACATACGCAGACTATCATTCATTAAAAAGAATGTCCAGTAGTAATCCGTAGTTCCATAAAGTCTGTATGACAATGTGTCTGGTCTATCTCCCGATAGAATAGTGTGTTTCTGATAAAAAGAAACCTGATCTTTCAATGAATCGATTAAATCAACATATTGAGTAATATTGTCAAACAGTACAGGTTTTTCATTGTCGCCGAATTTATAGTCAGTGAGAGTAAAGTTTCTGAAATACTTAGTTGTCATTAGAACCCATCCTCTTCAACATCTTTTCTGTTGAGTGTTCTTGTTTCTTGGAAAGATAGTGACATTTCAATTTCTTGGAAGTTACCATCACTGTGCATCGCCATTGCAGTATTGTTATATGTTACATTCACGTCTCGCAAATAACACGGTTTGATGCGAGTCGCAATCTCTTCATTATCATACTCAAGGTTTATCTGAAACTTGTTTGGAAAACGATAACCAACAGAGATTTCACTGCCTGCAATAGGGACAGTGATATTTTCGGGATATAGTTCTGTTCGGAATAGTTTAATAATCTCTTTGATTTCTTCTGCTTCTTTTGGTGATGTCGCAATGAACTTAAATGCAAATGCAAACTCACGAAGCGCAACCTCTTTGAATAATACTCGTGTGTTCGGATTTGTGGTTACTTGACCAGCACTTCTAAATGCACCAGCGATTTCATCAGGGAATCTACTCATTAGTTTTACTGTGGCGAGTTTAGCGACATCAGCATTCGCAGCACCACCAAATGCGGAACCCAAAGTTTTACCAGTTTGTTCTAGGAGTGCATTAACCGCACCTTTACCAGATTGTAGTCCTGCCTCTGCCGCAGCACCCATGCCACCGATTTGCATATTGTCATACGCAACATTGTCACGAAACTGTAAACCAGCAGGAATATACAGAGACACTTGTCTTCCTAGTGCGTTCAAAGGTTTTCTCTTAGTTAAGGTTTGTGTGTTTGGGGATTGTCCCTTTACACTCTCGATCGCTTTTTGTTGATCTTCAGGATTATCTCCAGCAACATTCAGTAAAGATGTTCTCTGTGCTAATGCACGACCCATATCCACTAGTGACCCTAGAGCATTACCGAGATCGGTTTCATCTTCTTCCATGACATTGAAAACAACTCTACCTTTATAGTCGTCTGGGTTATTCAGTGGATACTCAAGGTCTTTTTGTTCTAACGCCTTCTTTATACCCTGAAGTTCTTTTGGTTCTGCCATTTTAGTTTCTCTATAAATAAGTTAGAAATTCATTATCTTTATTTATAAGGTTTTTATGGCATATTCGGGTAGGTACAGAGTAAAAAATCCAAAGAAGTATGAAGGAGACCACACAACGGTCACCTATCGTTCTCTCTGGGAGAAACACGCCTTCAGATGGTGTGACGATAACCCCAAAGTGGTGAAGTGGTCTTCCGAAGAGGTTATTATACCATACTTATACGAAGTTGACAAACGTTATCATAGATATTTTATGGACTTAAAGATTGTTTTGAATGATGGCAAGACTTGGTTGGTCGAGATCAAACCAGATAAAGAAACCAGAATACCTACTGGTAATAAGAACACCAAGAGATACCTCAACGAGAGTTTCACCTATGTCAAGAATATCAACAAGTGGGAAGCTGCGAACGAGTATGCAAAAGATCGTGGATGGAAGTTTGTTATCTGGACGGAGAAGAATGAACCACTGAAAAGTCTTATTCCCAAATCAACAAAACCATTGAAACCTTTGAAGAAAACTTTGAAACCTTTTCGTAAGAAACGTAAAAAATAGGTATAAATAAAGACATGAGTAATATTTTCAACAGACTAGAATTGCAGGCATTCCGTGCGGGAGTTACACCTCGTACCAAGGAGAGTCGTGATTGGTTTATGAATAAAGCAAAGAATATGCGAAACATAAACCGACAGGCACTTATAAAAGAAGACCCTTTAACACAAAGGACTGCACTGAAGAATCTGTCGAGAACTGGATTAGTTGGAACAATGCAAATGTTCTTCTACGACCCCAAACACAAAGAGAAACTTCCATTCTATGATTTGTTTCCTTTAGTTATTGTGGTTGGGCCTGCGGAAGGTGGATTCTATGGATTGAACTTGCATTACCTTCCACCAATTCTACGTGCAAAGATGTTGGATGCATTGATGGAAACCGCAAACATGAAAGCGGGTGAGGATGCAAAGTTTCAGATTACATATAAGAGACTGCAAGCAATTTCCAAGTTAAAGTATTACGAACCATGTTTCAAACATTATCTGACTAAACACGTCAAGAGTAAGTTTGCGGAAGTACCCATGCCCGAATGGGAGATTGCGACATTCTTACCGACTGCACAGTTCAGAAAGGCAAACTCTAAGAAAGTTTACGCAGACTCACGAAAGAAAATAGGTAAAAATGCATGACGTTAAACATTGATGAATTCAAATCACAGGTTGGTAAAGGTGGCGGTATCGCCATGGGAAATCTATATAAGATTTTTCTCCCACCCATCAATGGTGATGCACGAGAGATGAATCTACTCTGTAAGGCAACATCATTGCCAGGCAGACAAATTCTATCAACCGAAAAACAAATGGGATTGACCACATCTAAGATTGCGTATGGTTATGCAAATGAAGATGTAACTTTGACTTTCCATTGTCTCAATGATATGAAAGTAAAAGAATACTTTGAGACATGGCAGAATCTTGCGGTTAACCAAGAGAATCAAGAAATCGGATACTTTAATGAGTATACACATCCGATTATTATTCAAGCGCTCAAGAAGGGAACTCAGTTCCCGATCGCAAAAAAGAAATTATTTGATACTGGTAAGATACCTTCTTCGATTAGAAGTAGATTACCACGAATAGGGCCACTAGACCTCGCACAGGGTGAGTTAGATTTGAATCTCATCTTTGGGGATGATGTTAGTTATACGTGTGTCCTAGATAAAGCATACCCAACAACATTGAACGCAATTGAGTTGAGTGATGATGGACAGTTACTTGAAGTGACAGTACAAATGTCATACAAGAACTGGAAGTCGAAAAAAGGTGACGCTGTACAGACCGACTTTGTTAAAGGTCTGGCGGGTGAACTAATTCGTAAATTTTTATAACATTATTTGGAGAATATAATGGCATTACCTAAGTTAAATGGGAATCCGAAGTATGAAATGACGATTCCATCCATGCAGAAGACAGTGAGGTTTAGACCATATCTGGTAAAAGAAGAGAAGGTTCTTCTCATGGCATTTGAGAGTCAAGATACGACTCAAGCAATGAAAGCGATAATCGACACCATTGAAGTTTGTGTTGATGACAAGATTAACACCAAGGAATTAACCACATTCGATGTGGAATATATGTTTACCAAACTCCGTAGTAAGTCGGTAGGTGAACGTAGTAGATTGAACATGAAGTGTACCAATTGTGATACACCTAATGAGTTTGAAGTCAATCTAGAAGAACTAGAAGTGACAATGGATAAACCTTCCGAAAAGATTGAGTTACAGGAAGATGTCCATGTGGAGATGGGTTATCCATCCGCAGACGTTTTGATGAACATGAAAGAAGGTTTATCACAAACAGAACAAATAATCGAACTGATTGTCTATAGTGTCAAGAACATTATGACCGAAGATGAAAACATCAACGCAAACGATGTACCTAAAAAGGAATTGCGTGATTTTGTAGATTCTATGACAGGCGACCAGTTTAAGAAAGTTAGTGAGTTTGTTGCAACGATTCCAACTCTGACAAAAGAGGTTGAGTTTGATTGTAAAGAGTGTGGAACACACAACGAACATACACTATCGGGTTTTACTGATTTTTTTTAGTAAACCTTTCCCATGATAGTCTGATAAATTTTTATGAGACTAACTTTTCGTTAATGCAACATCATCATTACAGTTTAACAGAACTTGAAATGATGATGCCGTGGGAAAGGGAGGTATACGTTACTCTTCTAACCGAACATATTAAAGAAGAGAACGATAGGATAAAACAACAACAGGGTAGATAGATGTCCGAAGAAATGCACCCCTCTGCTGGTAGTGGTAGAGACCAAGAATCTCAGAAGAATCTTCTGAGAAAGTTGATCAACACCATGAAAGAAGGTCACAAAGACGATCTGGATTTCAAAAAGGCTGACTTTGCCCAATCTATAGAGACTAATAATCTTTTAGAAGCTATACTCGATCAGAAACGAGGGGATTCTAAGGACGCTAAGAAATCCGAACAGTCTAAGAAAGGTGACGATCTCGAAGCTAAACGAGAACAAAAAGGTATGTTTGCGAAATTTGCAAAGATGCCTTCTTTTCTAAAAAGAGACGATAAGAAAAAATCATCCGCTGGGGGCGGTGGCATACTAGGCATGATTGGTAAGACCTTGAAAGGTGGTCTTATTGGTGGTGGTGTAATTCTAGCTGGTGCGGGTCTTCTTGCTGGTGGTGCGGGGATGCTCCTAAACTCCCTCAAAGACATGGACATTGATAAAGTCAAAGAAAATGTTAAAGGGTTGTTATCAATACAAGATGACTTTGGTGGTGCGGGGGACTTCTTTATTAAAGGTGGTACTTTTGTTGCCGCAATGACTGGTAT